TCCACATCGACTGGATCCCGTCGCGGATCTTTCCGGGAATCTGCTTCGCCGCGTCCGTGACTTTGGAGATGAATGCCTTGATGCCGTCTGCCAGGCCTTCCATCAGGTTTTTGCCGATGGTGTCCCGCATGAGCGTTGAGGGAGAATGGATCCCGAACAGGTCTTTGAACCATCCGACAACGCTCTCAACGACGCCCTGGATGAATTCGTGCAGGGACGCCATAGCCTCCCGCATACCGCTCACGATGCCCTCAAGCACATCTTTCCCAGCGCCTTTCATTCCCGGGATAAGCTCGATGATCCCCGCCATGAGCGCGGCTCCGATTTCGAAGCAGGCCTCCGCGATCTGGGCGATGCCCTCGATCAGGCCTGCAACAATCTGCAGAGTGAGTTCAAGCCCGGCTGGGGAGAGGGCTTCTTTGCCGAGAGCTATAAGCCCCTGAACGATAGCCACAATGATGTCGGGGAGCGCGTCCACCAGAGCCGAGATGATGTGAGGCAGGTTTTCCACAATCGCCAGAACCAGCTTCACGCATCCGTCGATCAGTACGGGCGAGAGCTTCACAATCGCCTGAACGACGCTGTTGATCAGGTCAGGAAGCGCTTCAATGAGGACGGGAATTGCGTCGATCAGACCGACCACAAGTCCTTCCATGAGGACGAACAATGCGTCCACCAGAGTGGGAAGGTTGTCGATCAGAGCTTTCGCAATCAGAACAATCGCTTCGACGATGGCGGGAATCAGGGTGGGCAGGGCCTCGCCGATCCCCACGACCAGCATGGAAATGATCTCAACCCCTGCCTCTACGATCTGAGGTAAAGCCTCCAGAAGGCGCATCGTCAGCTCCGTAATGACGTCCAGAGCTGCCTGCGTGATGGCCGGAAGGTTGTCCAGAATCCCCTGTCCGAGTGCTCCGAGAAGCTGCATCCCGGCATCCAGGAAGCCGGGCAGGGATTCCACGATCATGGACAGCGCGTCGGACAGAATACCGCCCAGCGCCTCCATAGCACCGTCAAGACCGCCCTCTTTGAACGCCGTGGTGAGATCCTGCAGAGCAGAGGTGCCGAACTGAACGAATTCCCGGAGGGACGGCGTGAGCTGGTCGGACAGCTCGATCTGCGCGTCGCTCAGAGCGGACTTGAAGATCGTGATGTCCCCGGCGAGGTTGTCCGTCATGGTCTTCGCCATGCGTTCCGCAGCGCCGGTGCTGTCGTCCATCGCCACTTGAACCGCTTCGACCGCCGCGATGGCGTCAGCGATATCAATGTCGTATTCAGTATTCAGGTGTTCGGCAAGCTCTTCCGCACTCATTCCGGCTTCGGTCAGCTTCGTGACCATCTCGTCGACGAGGGTATCAATGCCGTCGAAGTTGCCGGTGTACTTTTCCCATGCAACGCCGGAGTCCTGAACGCTCTGCGTGATCTCGTCCATGCTCATGGACGAACGGGAGATTTCTGTCGTCAGCTTCGACAGATCTTCGTCGGTTGAATTGATGATGGCGAGCATACCGGACATCGCCCGCTGGCCAAATATGGTCGCGGCGTACTCCGCCTGTGTCGCTTCATCCAGCCCGGCGAAAGCGGCCCGAAGCGTTTCCACCGTCTCGGAGAAGTCCTTCATGGATCCGTCCGAATTCTGCAGGAGCGTGGTATATTCATACTGTTCCCGCATCTGTTCGTCCTTACCGGCCTGAAGCTTCTTCTCCGCTTTCTGAAGGTTATAGGTGGCCTTTTCCACCTTCTTCAGCGCTTCGGCGGCTTTATCGGAGCTTTCCCCCTCCTTTGCGACGACCTCCTGATATTTCGCCTGCGCTTTTGCGAGCGCTTCGGTCTTCTCGTCCACAGCCCGCATTTCATCCTCAAGCTGTGTCAGATCTGCAACGAAGTCCTCAGCGCCTTCCGCAAGCTCCACAAGTCCCAGTTTTCCGAGGACATCCATTGCATCCTCGGAGGGCTTCACGAGGGAGGTGAGCGCGGCTCTGAGCGTGGTGCCCGCCTGAGATGCCTTGATGCCGGAGTTGGCCATCAGACCGACTGCGACGGCAATGTCTTCCGCGCTGTAGTTTAAGGCTCCGGCGACGGGCGCAACGTACTTGAATGTTTCGCCCATCATCCCGACATTCGTATTGGCGGATGCAGACGCCGACGCGAGCACATCGGCGAAATGGGCCGAATCCTCCGCGGCAAGGCCGAACGCTGTGAGCGCGTCGGTCACGATGTCAGACGTGGTTCCGAGAGATTCGCCCGATGCGGCGGCAAGGTTCATAATGCCCTCGATGCCGTCCAGCATATCCCCGGCTTCCCAGCCTGCCATAGCCATATAATTCATGGCTTCGGCCGCTTCAGAGGCCGAGAATACGGTCTCGGATCCCATCTCGCGGGCTTTGTCTCTCAGCGCGTCCAGCTCGTCCCCGGAAGAACCGGAGATTGCGCCGACCTTTGACATGGCGGCGTCAAACTCCGCGCCGGTTTCCACGGATGCTTTGGCGAATCCGACCGCCGCTCCGGTGGCGGCTCCGAGAGCTTCCAGCGCGATCTTTCCGACGCTCGCCATGATACTCCCGAACTTTTCCCATTTACCGCCGCCAGAGCTTGCATCGTCGCCGGATTTATCTGCCTTCTTGCCAGCCTCCTCGATCTCGTCTCCGGCTTTCTCGGCAGTGTCGCCAGCTCCGTCAATGGAACGGCTCGCGTCGTCCATTGCGTCCCCGGCGCTTTTCAGAGCGTCGCTCATCTTCTGGGCGCCGTTTCCTGCGTCCTCAAAGACATCTGCGGCGGCTCTGAGCGATTTTTCCATACCGTCCGAAATTGATTCGGCGAGCTTGGCCAAACCTTCTTTGAGACCGCTGGAATCTATGCTTGTGTCAATGATAATGGAGCCGTCTGCCCCCGGCATGTCAATCCCTCCTTTCGGCTGACATTCCCAGTCAGCGGCCGCTCTGGGATCATACGTTTATGCCGTGAACGTGCGGCAATTATGGTGTAACCTTCCGGAACAATCAGCCGAAAACGGATCCGGCGATGTTGGCCTTTTCCTCTGCAGTCAGGCCAGCTTCGATCCGGTATCTGTCCTGGAGCTTCGCGATTCTCTGCCTTTCTTTTTGGTTCTCGATGGAGGCAAGATCGGTGCCGCGTATCTGCATGATGCGCTGTATCTCGTGATCCCGGCTCAGCCCCTCAAACATAGCCATGAACTTCCACCAGTGCAGGTAGTCGATCTCGTTCAGATCGATCCCGTACTGCGTCAGGAAGGCTGCGTAAAAGAGGGCGGCGTCAACGTCGAAATCGTAGATCTTGTCCATGCGTCTCCGACCGACCGCGCTGCGGGCCGTTGTCTCGGAGCGCTCGTCGGGATCCGTCCCGCATCGGTAAAAGCGAACCATTGCCAAAGCCGCGCCGTCGATATCACGGGGGATGTTGTTGCCGTAATACAGCCGCAGAGCTATGAGCGCTTTTTCTTTCTTTCCAAGCGTTCGATCTCCCATCAACATCTCAAACTGAATCCCGGTCCGGAAATTGGTGTCGATCGGGTATTCTTCGCCGCTTACCGTAACCTTGGTAGGCAGGGCATCCAGAAGGATGTTTGCCTCTCTCATGATTTACGGGCGGCCGCCCGTCTTTCGGAGCGATTGAGATAGGTGTCCGCAATAGAGGCGCGGACAGCAGTACCAGCCTCGGCCTGACTGCGGGCAAAGCCGATGAAGGCAGCGTACGCTTCGCTGTCCGTCCGGCTGTTCATCTTCTCGCCGCAGATCGCCTTGCCCGCACCTTCTCCGAAAATGTCATCGAAAAAGCCCCTGACGCTTTCGCAGTAGAAGCGCTGAACACCGAGCCTGTCTCTGGGGGTGCCTTTGTTCATGTCCCCGATCTTATCTGCTTTTTCGGCCATCTTGTCCGCTGCATCCGCGTACCGCTCCATGCACTCCACGTCCTCGGCGTCGAAGTAGTAGGACACTCCGTTGTACTCAAAATTGGTGATGATCTTGGGCTGTTCCATGTGGTGCCTCCTGGATATGTGAAATTATAAAGTTTTCCCTCCGACCCGCCCACCCCCGAAGGGGTACTCAGAAAATCAGGTGTCCGCGGTGAAGGTCTTGGAGGACAGGGTGAAGGTCCCCTTGACCGCATCGCCGACAGCCTTGAAGGTGCCGGTGTAATTCAGCGCGTCCGTACCTTCGCCCACGTTTCCGGGGACGACAGCATAAGAGCGCTTGTAGGCGACGTAGGTGCCGGTGGTCGTGCCGGGCTCGAACAGGTTGACGTTCACGACCTCCACCTGCGCGGCCGCGCCGACCTCTTCCTTGTCGGTGATCTCGATGATCTTCTGGATGCAGGGATCATCCGAATACACGTCCAGCGCGTAGGCGATGGAGGGAGCGTAGCCGGTTACGTCGGTGCGCTCCGTCGCCTCATGCACATAGTGACGGGAGTATTCGCTCGGGTTCTTGGATTCGGCCAGAGACGTGAAACCTTCGCCGATCAGACTGTAGGCCGGCTCGTTCACGGTTCCGGTGTTCATGTACGACTGTCTCTTGTTCCGGGTAACAAGCCCGGTGAAAGAGGAGGTGTTTTCAGTAGGCATTTTCATGCTCCTTTCTCGTAGTAGCGCATGGTGACAGTGATGCCGTAGTCCTCGCATCCGTCCTCATAGATGGCGGACTGGCTCGGCGTTGTCGCCTCAAACTTGTAAAAGATGCGGTTTTCCCCGAGGTCGGGCGGATTCGCGTTCAGCCATCCGGTCAGCGCATCCAGCTTGTCCGAGGCGTCCAGGCGGGTTTCCGTGTCCAGCCCGTCAATCCGGAGGGCCAGGACGAAGGGATAAAGGCCGATGAAGGATCCGTTCACGTATTTCCTCTCAACGACCGTTCCCGTCAGCTGCTGCATCCGCATCGTCGGCGGTTCCTTCTCAAATCGGTCATAGAGGATTTCGCATGGCTTGTCCGGCCAGGTGTTCAGATGGTCGAGGAGGATGCGCCAGATCGTGTTGTCGTTCATTACGCACCTCCGGTGACGATCTTCTGCGCACCGTCCACCCACTTCTGGCGGTTCACGGCCTTCGCCCTTTCAAACCATTGCGCCGTAGCTTTGGGGTGCAGATCCTTGGAGAAGTGGAGGTGCGTGCCGTAGTAGCACTTCGCCGCATACGGCGCGTTGTAAATCACTTTGCCGGATCCGAGGACGGTTCCGCGCTGCCCGGAGCGCACAAGATTTCCCGTGCGCATCGGAACGTATTCGTCGCAGTCCTTCAGAACTTCGTTGTCCAGGAATTTCTGCGCCAGAGAAAAGCGCGGAGCGAACCGGGCGATAACGCCGGCCTGGTCCAGTTCCAGTCTGTAGTCCATTACCTTGCCACCACCTTCCAGTGCCACATCCGGGGCGATCCCTGCTTGAAGCGGGCGACGAACATCACCTTCCGGGCTCCGGGGAGAGAAATGGGATTTTCCACATCCCCGTGGATCCCCGGAACGATGATGTCCGTTCCGTCATCGTGGAAGCTGAGGGCGCCGCCGTCGAACGTGGTAACTTTGGATTTACGGTCGAACACATACAACGTCATGGAATCCGCGGGGGCGGTGTTGCCCGCCGTGATTCCCGCAGATTCCCGGTAGTACACGTTCCGCAGTTTGTTGACTGCATAGGCCGCTTTCCGGTTGACCTCTCCGAGGTATGTGTAGAGAGTGGCTTCTTTGCCGAGCACCCGGCTCATACCGTCACCCCCTGTCAATGCGCGTTCCGGCGTAGGCCCATCGTGACATGAGGCCTTCCGCGCGGAGCAGGCTTTCCGCGAGCGTTGAAATCGGGATGCCGTTCAGGGACATGGATGCGGACGAAGAGGATGAAGACGCCGTCTGCGCGGTCACGGAGTAGTCGCCCAGCATCTCATAGGAGATTTCGCTGGAGGACTGTCCGTTGGCGGCGTCTGCGCCTCCCTGTGCGAAAAGCATGTCCATCTCATAGCAGACCGCCCGCTTGACCCGCTCCGTGACTTCGGAGATCGGGCGGTAGACGATGGCGTCCACGATGTCCGAAGCCATCTGCGCAAGCCGGGTAAAATCCTCCTGCGGCACGTCGGAACCGCCGAACGTTCCCGTGTAGAATTCGTAGTCGATGTACGCCATCAGCCCCTCACTCCTTTGTTTTGGCGTTCCTCGCGGGCTTCGTTCCGTCCTTGGCTTCGGATGCGTTCGGAGAGGGCGTTGCAACGCCATTCTGCGCCGCTTTCACCTTCTCCAGTTCGTCCACCAGCGCGGCAATGTCCGCCTCTTTCCGGGCTCCCTCGGCTTCCAGAGAGGCGACGACCGTTTCCAGCCGTTTCACCGTCTGCTTCAGCTCGTTGTTCTCGATCAGAAGACCCGAATAAGAAACGGTGGTGCCATGACGGACCACGTTGCCGCGGGCGTCCAGGATCTGCCAGCCGTCCGCGATGTAGGCATCAACGGAGCCGTCCTCAACGGACAGCTCCCTGTTGCCTTTTCTGATTCTCGTCATGCCTCAGCCCTCCTTAGGTCTTGGAGGTCACGGTGCCGGTGCCGGAAGCGTAGGCGCGGCCTTCCGAATCGGTCACGACGAGGGTCATCTTCTGACCGTTGGCGACGTTGATGGTGGACGTGCCGTCCCATTCGATCCACTCGGTGTGGAGGAGGGATTCGCCGTACACGGGCGCGTCGGGTGCGGTGGAAGCCTGCGCCTTGTAGAAGTAGCGGGATCCCGCCAGCAGGTTCGCGCCGGAGGGAGCGGTCAGGGTGAGGGTCGCGTCGCCGGCCACAGCGCCAGTACCGGAGTACGCCGCAGTGGTGAAGGACGCCGTGCCGAGCACCATGCCAGACACGAAGAACTCACAGCCCGCCTCCTTGTTGGGGAGCAGGAAGCAGTCTTCCTCGGATTCCTCGTAGTAGACGTACTTGCCGTCAGAACCGGCAGCGGGCGGGTCGAGCTTGGAGAACTCGTAGTTGATCGGGGTGATGATGCATGACGGATGCACGAGCCACATCTCGATCTGCTTTGCGGAGACGCCGCGGACAGCGCCTTCGGTGAAGTCATACGCGGTGAGCATGTGGTCGGAGGGAACGACCTCGATTTCCACGTTATCCAGCTCCGTGATGGCGCGGGTGACAGCGGTGGAGCGGTTCTGAACGTCGCGCTCGCGGGCGATGTCCTTCGCGTTCATGAGGATCGTGTTGATGTACGGGGGAATGTACAGATGACGGCCGAACGCGGGGACGTTGCGCTCGGTCATGGCCTCCATCATCGCGTCGAACACCTCCAGGATGTTGTCAACGGTCAGAGCGCCAGAGAAGGGAACGCGGGCGGTGTTCTGCCAGTCGCTGAAAGCGGTGGAGATCAGGTACTTGTCCATTTCCGGGAACTTCTGGGTCTCGTTGAACACTTTGGTGATGTTGGCGATAGACGCCACCTGATTGGTCTCGTCAATGTCGCGGGGATGGACGAGGGTCTTCCAGTAACGGAAGTTGCGGAGGGTCAGGGGAGTCCAGCTGTTCTCGTAGTTGCGGGTCGCTCCGCTGATCACGTCGCGGTTGGCGTCCTTTCTGCCGGAAGTCTTGAGGCTGGGAACTTCGATGGTCTTCGCGGAAGTCCAGCGGTAGTCGCCCTCCTGATTCCGGGCGAAGATCGCGCCGAAATGAAGGACGTTCGGGTACGCCTGGCTGAGGGCCTGTGCGTACTGGGTTGCGTAGTTTACGCTCTGCATAGGCATGGTGTTTTACCTCCTGTTATTTGTTGTCTGCCTTTCTGACCGCGGAGAAGGAAAAGCTGAACGGGTTGGTCTGACCGCCGCCGTTCCCGCTGCCTCCGTTCGGGTTGGAGAAGTGCGGGGGCTGACCGCCTCCGTTTCCTCCGCCCGCGCCGTTCCCTTCGTCCCCGCCTTCGCCGTCTTCCTTGGCGAACGCGGAAGGATCCGTTTTCTTCAGCTCTTCCATGAATTCGGCCGCGCCCTCAAACTTCCCGTCGTCGGTCATCTTGAAGGCCTTCGACCGGAACTTGGAGAGGACAGCTTCCCGCGCGAGGGTGGAGCTGAATTTGAATCCGCCGAGGTACTTGTCCGCGGCATGGTCGTATGCCTGGGCCGAAAGCTTGTCCTGCAGCGCCTTGGTGTCGGCGTCGTACTTGGTCTGCAGTTCGCCCAGCTTCGCCGAGAGGTCGCCGTCCTTGCCGAGCTGATCCTTCAGGCCCTTGATGTCGTTGTCACGGGTCTTGATCTGCTCGGTCAGTCCTTCGTTCTCGGTCTTGAGCTTGTCTCTTTCCTGTGTCACGGCCTCAAGGCCTGCTTTGGCCGCGGTGATGTCCTTGCCGTTTTCGGCCATGATCTGATCCAGCACCGCCTTATCGGTGATGCCGAGCTTTTCGAGAAAAGAGCGTTCCATGTAGTCTCCTTCGGCTACGCTTTTTACGGGGTCGCCTCCCGCGCCGTCCCGGTGATTACGCCCCCGGATGGGCGAAATAGGCATGAAAAAAGAGCAGTTTAACGACATACTCAGGTCGTGTATTCCATTGCCTCACGGCAAAATGGGCATGAAAAAAGAGCCTTTTTCCGACATGCTCAGGTCGTTGACAAAATGGGTTTTGTGTGATTATTCTTCGGCGACTTCCACCGAAGAGGCACGTACAGTGAATGCGGCGTAATCCGACCGTCCTGTCTGAACACAGAAGGTTATGGCAGAGCCATTCATATTACAGGAGACAAAAGATGCCCAGGCAAGATCAACGTGATCGGGATAGCCTATCACACCTGCTCCGAGGAAAGAAACAGAGAGGGTGATGAACTTCGGCATATCCGGTTTATACCATGCCTGCGCCCACTGGCAAAAGCCAATTCGAAACGTAAGCGACATAGCCTCAGTATCGTATGCCATCGCTTCAATCTCACTGCCATGAAGATAGTAGTGTTTGGCAAACTCTTCGAGAGTCACGGTCTCTTTCCTCCTTTCGGCAGAAGATGGGATTCGTCAGACTTATTCCGAACTGCGTTCAGATCTTTGTCCAGGTATTTGTCTTTGTTGGATGTCCTGTTTGGATTCAGCAGATGGTAATGATCAACCCCGGACCATCCGGAAGCGCCGGCTGTTCCCGGATCGAATTCAAGTTCAACTCCCGTTGGGTCTTCTTGGTATGCGAAATGGTGATGTTCGGCTGCGGCCGGATGGCTGATATCGGACCATCCCTTTTCCAGCAAATCAGAAGCGTCAGGGGGAAGGTTTTCTATAATATCCAACAGATGATCCCTTGTTATGGGATCTTTTCCCGGTAACGTAGCTATTATACCATTTTCTGCATCCGCTGTCAACGTGAAATCGCCGACTTGCCTTACTTTTGATGTCTCAACAAGTTTTCCTGCTATCTCTTTTGTCTCTGTCCCGATCTCGGCCAGCCCCACCGTATGAGCCGGAGCGTTCCTGTCGATCTGAGCCTGAAGCGTCTTTCTCGCCGCCCAGCTCGCTTTGGAGGCCTCAGAATGCCCGAATCCGTTCACGGCGGTCCGCTCGGCCTGCATCGTCCGATCCTTCAGGGCGACGAAATCCTCCAGAGCCTTGCGCCGGTTGCGGAGCTGAACGGATGCGGTGTTGTAAGCGTCGGTCAGAGCGCGGGTCAGGGCTTCGTCCTCCGATGCCCGGCGCGATGCGTCGAGCGCCTGACAAGCTCGCTTGCTCTGCCTCACGGATCGCTCCAAAGCCCTCTGCTTTTGCGAATCCTCGTACATTTCCTCGTTGGATTTCCCGAGGTACTCCCTGGCCGGATCGGTGGAGAACGAGGACGAGGACAGGCCCTCAAAGTACGGGTAGAAATTGTGTCTGCAGTTCCACCCGCAAAGCCCCTCGCCTGTGCCGTATCCTGTAACCTCGTAGAAATTTCCGTACCCCTTCGTCTTGCCCGAGAGGGAGAAGACGCGCCCTTGCCAGACGGCATGAGTCGGCCGGGCGCCGGCGTGGGCCGTTACTTCGACGAGATCACAGCCCATTTCCTCAGCCTGGGTGATTTGGAGCTGTGCGGTCGTCTGGTTCGCTCCGGTGAGGATGGCGCGTCTGGCGGCGACATCTACTCTGTCACGATGGCCGGAAGGGTAGGCGATCTTTTCATAGCCCTGCTCCGCGATCTCCTTCACAGACTGCGCCACGACCTGCTGCGGGGAGTACGCGCCGGACATCATTTCGATCCACGCCTTGTCCATTGCGTTGTAGTAGGCGTGCTGGGCCGTGTTTGCCGTTGTCCGCGTGAAATTCTTCACGAGGCCGTTCGTCTTGTCAACGCCGGCGTTCAGAACGTCCCGGAGAGCGACGGAGTGAGTAAGGGCATACTGGACGCCTTTCACATCCATGCCCGCCTTCCGGTAGATCTGCTCGTCGTACGACAGGCCGGTGAATCCCGATTCCGTGATCGCCCGTCTGACCTCTGCCTCCGACTTTCGTGTGGCTTTGGCCAACTCCTTTATCACGTCTGCTTCTAGCTTGGACATTTCCAGGAGCTTCTGAATCTGCCACGACGAGGACGCGCCGACCGTGAAATCGGTTTTCACCATCCGCCGGGCAATCTGCGCCGTGATGTCGGCTTCGACCTCGGACCACAGATTCACAAAGCGTTTCGGCATGGCCTCCAGAAACTCAGGCGTCAGCATCGGTCTTTCTCCGGTTATAAAGCATGAGGTTGAAACGGAACGGCCCCTTCCTCTTCGGCTTTTCCTCGCCCTTCGCGCCGCCCGGTCCGAAGAAGCCCGCAGGCCCGCCGCCGAACAGCGAGGGTTCGTCCTTCGGCTTCGCGGTGCGTCTCTTGATGATCATAGGCACCTCCCGTCAGTACAGGAAGCGGATGTTTACGGCTGCGTCCCCCTCAAAGATCAGGGAACGGACCTCGATCTGATCTTCGGCTGTCTCAAACATGCCGCTCGCGGTCATCACGAAGGTCTCTCCGTTCAGCCGGAAGGTCACACCCTCGTTTGCGGCGATTGCGATTTTCCGGATGTTGAAGTCCGTCCCTTTCGGGGACGAGCTGCGTCCAACCGCCAGGATCGGAACAAGGTCGACGTTCGCGGGAGCAGTCTCAACGTAGCTCCCGAGCTTTCCTCTTGCCATGGCTTTATACCTCCTTCTTGAAGTGGGTGCCGATGTTGTACCGGCTCCGGTTGTACAGCATCACGGACGAGCCGGTGTACAGGGACTTGGCGATGAAGCGGGCCGTCTCCCGGTCGAAGAAGCCGTCCTCCTTCTCGCCGTAAGCGATCATGCGCCCGCTCGTCCTGAGTACCTCTACGTCCTCGCCGAGCTGTTCCGGGACGATCAGGTACCGGCGCCGGAAGGCCGTACAGTACGCGGGCTTCGCCACGATGTCGTCGGCATAAACCGTCACGACGTCCGTCCGGACAGACAGCAGCTCCGCGTCCGTGATGCCGAGGATCATCCGGATCACGGGATTCTGCGAGAACACGTCCACCTCGTACTGTACCTCCGAGGCATACCGGATGACATCCGTTGTCGTGTTCTCCTCGTTGATGAACTTCCGTGTGTACTCGGACGGCTCCTTGAGCTGGGTGAGGTTGGTGAATCCCTCGCCCATCAGCTGATAGTCGGGAACCAGATTCGGGTCGGCGACCACGTTCATGTAAGCGAGAACGGAACTGCGCAGTTTCGGCGCTCTCATGTTCCGGTACCCCCGTTTCCTCCGAATCCGCCG